TGGAAAGTTTGAGATAACATTTGAAGTTATATAAAATATTTGGAGGAGTTATTGAAATAATACAAATAAAATTGAACATGGCGCGGAAGTTTGCAAATATTTACAAAGTATTTTGAATAGTTGTGAAGTTTTATGAATAGTTGTTGATATTTTTGGAATGTTGTTGAACATTTTTGATATCGCGCGCTATTTCACCAATAGTTTTTGGAGTAGTGATCATTTTTTGACTACTCACCACTAATGAGACCTCTCGCGCGGAGTGTTATCAGCAATAGCGAACTTGAGAGTATTATTAATAATAGTATTCAGAAACCCAGCCAAAAATTTTTTAAAAAAGTATCACTATGCAACAAGATAAAAATTAAGATTTTGTCACAAAAAAGTGTTATAAAATATTAAAAAATGAAAATAAAACTTGACAAATGGCAAAAAGAAGTCCTCAACACAAAAGGAAACTTGTGCTTATGCTCAGGAAGACAAGTGGGGAAAAGCACAGTCATAGCTATGAAAGCAGGGAACTCAGCACTAGAAAAGAAGAAATCAATTATGATCATTGCATCTACAGAGAGACAAGCTCTTCTTCTATTCGAAAAGGTCCTTTCACATATCTACATCACAAACAAGTCAGCTATAAAAACAGGAAAAGAGAGACCAACAAAACACGAACTAAAACTAAAGAATGGATCAATAATACACTGTCTTCCAACAGGAGATTCAGGTTATGGTATCAGAGGATTCACAATAGATGAATTATACGCTGATGAGGCTCATTTCATCCCAGAAGAGGTCTGGGCAGCAGTTACACCAATGTTAGCAACTACAGGGGGAAATATCAACCTCTTATCAACTCCATTTGGAACAACTGGATATTTCTATAGATGTTTTAATGATGAGAAATTCACAAGTTTTCATGTAAATACTGAAGAAGTTGCAAAAGATAGAGAAGAACCTCAGAGATCTAATATGTTAGAATTTCTGAAAGATGAAAAAGCTAGGATGACTAAACTTCAATATCAACAAGAATATCTAGGTCTCTTTGTTGGAGCTATTAACAGAATGTTTTCAGATGAATTGATAAGTGAGACTTGTACACTCTCCCCTAAAAATTCTGATAATGCCCATTTTGGACTCAGGGGAGAGATGTTCATGGGAGCTGATATTGCGAGGATGGGGGGAGATGAAACTGTTTTAATTTCGTTGAACCGAATAAATAAAGAGTTTCTTCAAATGTTTGATATGGAAATTCCTGAAGGTCAGAAATTAACTGATACAGCGAGATTAATAATACATAAAGATAAATTGATCAAACACAAAAAGATATATATTGATGATGGAGGATTAGGTGTTGGAGTTTTTGATTATCTCCTAGAGGACAGACAAACAAGAAGAAAAGTTGTTTCAATCAATAATAGATCAAGGTCCATTGATCATGAAGAAGGAACTAAAAGATTATTAAAAGAAGATTTGTACAACAATCTTTTAAGTTTGATGGAAAATAGAAAAATAAAATTATGGGATGATCCAAGAATCAAACAATCATTAAGATCTATTCAATATGAAATCAGCGAGGGGAAACTAAGAATTTATGGAAATTACACTCATATTGTAGAAGCACTGATTAGAGCAGCTTGGTGCATAAAAGACAAAAGTTTAAAAGTATTCGTGCGTTCATTTTAACATGGTTTATTCAGGAACAATTGTAACAGAAGCAGAGATGCAATTTTATGCAGGAGAAAATGTTGATGCAACTGGAGATACAGAAGCTAACCACAATATCTTAGCAGCACAAGCTGAATCTTATCTTTCTAATCTAATGAGATACAATGTTGTTGATAATTATGCAGCATTAAATGAAGATGTAAAGAGAATGTTATCTGAATGGGCAGCAAGATTTGCAGCTATTGGATTAATAACTTATAACATGGCAGGATACACAACAAGACAAGAAGGTGAAGATATGATTGATGTTCATGTTTTCAGAATGAGAGCAATTGAAAAAATTCTAAAAGAACAAGATAATGTGACTTACATCAAGGGGGCATGATGGTTATCAAAAATGTCGATGGTGTTGAAGCTGTTGATTCTCTATTTAAAACTTCTTTTGAAGATGATGATGCTAGTGTTTTCAAAGGAAGGAAAAGACCAAGAGATCCTGAAAGATCTGAAACAAGTTATTTGATGGAAGATGAATTTAATAATATTGAAAGTTGGGAAGTTACAACATCTGGAACTGGGACAGGAGCAACTGTGAGTGGTGGAGTTGTAACATTAAACTCTGGAACTACTGATGATGGATACACAAAATTAGTTCATAAGAAAAATATTAAAGGTCATGCAAATAATGGAAGTATGATTGTAGAATTTAGAGCTAGAGGAAATTATTCAGCAATATCTAAGCAAGAATGGTTTGTAGGAATCTGGAAAAACTCAGGACTTGATCCTCCTGGAGGTGAAGACTTTGGAGTTGGAGGATACAATGTTGATGAAGGTGGCAATACATATTGGGTGAATATGGAAGGTGGAGGAACAAGTGGAGCAGGATACACAGACAACACTTGGAAGAATTATAAACTAACAATTTTTGAAAGTGGAAAAATAACTTTAGAAAGTGATGGAGCAAGTTTAGCAACTGATACTTTAACAGCTGCAGATAGTGATGATATGTATGTTGTGATCTGGAATCAAACAAGAGCAAATCCTGGAGTTAATCAAACTTTAGAAATTGATTGGATTAGAGTAAGGAAATCAGCATAAAAACATTTAAATACATGAAATTACTTAAAATTACAATATGGGACAATTTCAAGTAGATCCACAAGAAACTAATATGAGTGGACAAAGTTATTCAACAACTTCTTCAGCAGGAGGACAATCCTATAATGATTTTTATTCAGTGACTCCTGAAGATACAGATGGATTAGAAGATCATGAAGGTGAAACTGTTTGGAATCCTGAATGGTCAAGATGGCATGCTTATTACAAAAACATTCCTGAATTTGCAGCAGTAATTAATAAACTAGGAACTTGGGTTTATGGAAGAGAAATAGTTATTACAGGATCAAGCCTAAAAAAATTTAAACAAATTAAAGGCAATGGAAAAGATACACCAAGAGGAGTTCTAAAAAATGTTTGGAAATCTGCAATGATTTGTGGAGATGGATTTGCAGAAGAAGTTAAAGACAAGCAAGGAAGAATTACAAATGTTAAACCTCTAAATTCTGGAAAGATGGCAATAGTTTATAATCAAGCTGGAATAATAATAAGGTATGAAGAGTTTGAGTTTAATGGGGGAAAGAGGGTAAGAAAAGAAACTTGGAATCCTGATGAAATATTTCACTTACAATATGAAAGGATTGGAGATGAGATTCATGGAAAACCTTTTGCAGAGAAACTTGAACAATTAATTCTAATGAGAAATGAAGCTATGGAAGATCAGAAAGTTGTTTTCCATAGATATGTAAAACCAATCCAAATAATAAAAGTTAAGTCAGATGATGATGCTGATCTAAATAGGGTTCAAGCAAGTTTTGATAATGCTTATAAGAAAACTGAAAACATAATAATCCCAGAAGATGTTGTTAATGATGTAACAAGAGTTGCAATTCCTCAGTTTGCAACTTTAGATCCTCTTAACTGGTTGAAATATATTATCAGACAATTTGTAACAGCAGCAGGAGTTCCTGAAGTTGTTATGGGATGGGGAGCTGAAACAACTGAAGCAAGTTCTAAAGTTATCTTCTTAGCATTTGTCGTCGATATAAAAGATTATCAAGGATACAATGAAGAACAAATTGAAATTCAATTAGGAATTAAATTAAAACTTCCAAGCCCTCCAGATCTAGAACCTGATCTACAAAATGATGCTGCAAAAGATGCAGGTTTTCAAACTAAAGTTAAAGTTGGGGATGCAAATACTGATACAAAATGAAATCACAAATAACTGAGAAAATAATATTAGTCGCAATAATTTGTTTAACTGTTTTAGAAATTTGCGCATTAATGAAAGGGATTAATGGGACAATGTTCACTATGGTCATTGCATTAATTGCAGGGTTATCCGGCTGGATAACACCTATCCCTAAATGGAAATGAAACGTTGAAAGAAAATCAATAGTTGATTGATTTTCAATATATTATTAAGTCACAAATTATCAGCTATCACAAGTAAATTAAATTGGAGGATATAAAAATGTCAGAAGAACAAAAAACTGAAGAGGAGCAGGAAGAAAAGCCTGTGGAAGAAGAAAAAGTAGAAGAGACTTCTGAGGGTGAAACCTCAGAGGCATCTCCTATAGATGATGCAAATCAGATCTTAGAAAGCATAAAAAGAGAAAAAGAAGAGTTTGAAGCGATTGTAAAAAGAAATGAAAAAGCTGTTGCAGAGATGAAATTAATGGGAAGAAGCTCAGGTGGATCACCAGCACCAATGAAAAAAGAAGAGACAGCAAAAGAATACAAAGACAAATTCATGAGAGGTGAATTGAATGGAAAAGGATAAACTTGAAGATGTAGAAATTCCTGAAGATCTAGGAATTGAGATTGGAAATCCTGATCAAGTATTCTGGGAAAGTGTGAAAGACAAGTGTGAAGGAGCAATCACCAACGCTAAAAGAGATGTTGAGATCAATTTTGCATTAATTGGACTTGCAGAAAAGAGAATAAAAGAAGAAAAAGCAAAATTTAAGAAGATCAATGAAGAAATCAATAAATAGAAAACTTTAAATAGTTTAAATCATAAATAGAAAGCATGGCAGATGAGACTGTATTGATTACTGAACTTGAACCAGCTGTACCATTTACTTGTGCAGATGCAACTGGAATTGCAAAAGGTGCTATTTTAGAGATTTCTGATCCTGATACTGTTACAACAACTAATGGAGATGGAGATCCAATAATTGGAATTGCAAAAAGAGAAAAAATTGCTGATGATGGTCAAACAAAAATCCCAGTTTATTTAAGAGGAATTTTTAGAGGAGTGGCTGGAGCTGCTGGAGTAACTGTTGGAAAAGGAATACAAACTGATACAGGAACAGGAACAGCTAATGAGTTAGTAGATCTTGATAATGATTCTGAAAGAATTGTAGGAATTGCATTAGAAACTGCAACAGATAGACAAACATTCAAATTTTATTTAAATCCAATATCAATAGAACACGCATAAAATGGCAGACATACCTGGAGAACAAGATTTGAATGGAATTGATGTAGATAAAATTGCTAAAGGATTTGCTGATGAAGATTCAATTCTTAAACCTTTTTGTTTTCAAACTACTACTACAGCGAGGGAAATGAGGTGGTTTCAGAAGACTGCAGGCTTCTTAGATTCAACAGATACAACTGGAATTACATTATCACAAATCCCAACAAGTGCAGGATCATTACCTACAGTAGTTGCTCAAAGTTGGACAAGAAATACTTCTTATGTTAAAAACTTTAAAGTTGAATCAGAATTAATTGCTGAGGAAGATATTAAAGATAATGATGTAAATATTTTAGGAACAACTATTAGAGATTTAACAAGAGCTGTTGCTAATCAAGTTGATGTAAGAATTTATTCAGTTCTTATCGAAGCTGCTGCTGCAACACCAACAACTCCAAATCCAACTAATGTAAATACAACTGCTGCAATTGCTGATGGTTGGGATGATGATGTAACTGGAAATCCTGTTAAAGATCTATTAATTGGAAATAGAAAAATTAGAGCGCAAAGTTATAAACTAAATAACTTAGTTGCATACATGAATCCAATTGAAGAACAAAATCTATTAAATTATTTGATCACAGTGAAAGGATCAAGTGTTACTGATTTCGCAAGTGATAGAGTAGTTGATGGAATGTTAACAAGAGTTGTAGGAAATAGAATTGTAGTTTCTCAAAATGCAACGACTGATAGTGTTTATCAATTTATTCCTAATGTTTCTTTAACATGGAAATCATTTAAACCTTTAAGTGCTGTTGCAATAACTGAACCACTAATTGGAACTAAAATAAGAGTTAGTGAAGAGGGTGAAGCTCTATTAACAGATCCAAAAAGTGTACATGCAATTACTGACACTGTTGTATAACATGACACTAGAAACTTGTAAAAAACTTCTTGAACATTATGAAAAATTAATTGAAGCTGAAGCTCCATTAGGTCATGTTAATTGGGGAGATGTGCAAAAAAATGCAAAAGTTAGAGCTGAAGAAATGAGAAAAAGAATTGAGAGAAAATTAAAACATCCAAAATATAGAGATCACCTAGATAATCAAGAAAAGCCTAAAGAGGTGAAAAAAAGTGGCAAGAAGTGATAGAGACATTATTTCTCAGAATTTTACAATAACTAATTTTACAGAAGATCTTACATTTGATGCAAATACTGCCTCATTGGCTGTAACAAATGATGTTTTAGCGACGCTGATTCAAGAATTAAAAGCGCAAGGAATAATTGCAGCAGATATTTCATAAAATGGCAGCAGGAGATATAACACTAAGCACACCAGTATATGCTGATACTGAAGCAGGAATTAAAACTGCAGCAGATGCTTTGAATCTTGCAGCAACAACTGATCAAGTTATAATAATCCCATGGAAAAATGGTGCGTTGGTAATGAGTGCAGAAAGAGCAGCAGCGTAAAATTTATTAACTCTAGTTCTATTAATCAATTATGGCAATACAAGAAGGCCCTGCAGAAATTGGAGAGAAAGGAATAAGGAGCAACTGGCCTGTTGAAGAAGGAACAACAGCAGGAACTACGAGACAAACTGGAAATCCAATACTAGCTCCTGAAAGAGAAAGCTTAATTCTAAGGGCAAATAAACAAATGGATTTAATTGAATAAGATGGGAGGAAAAGGATCAGGCAGACTGAATAAAACTGATGCTTTTATGAGAGATGCTGTTCAAAGACAATCTCCAATTACAAAAGATTCAGGAGGAGAACCAATATTTCTTCCAAATCATTCTGGAAAACATGAAAGATTTATTGCAGGACCTGGAGCAACAATTTATACTGATATTTCAAATCCTTTATTTTTAGGATTACCAAAACCAAACATCACAAAATACAGTTATATAGTCAGTAATCAATATGATAGTGATTCAGAACCTGAAGGATTTTTAATGATGGGAGGAGTAAGTAACAACGCTGTTAATAATAATTTATTTATTGGAGGTGGAAGTTCTTCACACAATGTTGCAAGTAATATTGATTTTTATACATTCTCAGATACAACAACAAGGACTGGGAATAGAGCAATGACTATTGCAAGTGATCAAAATGTAGGGATTGGAACAAATGCTCCAGCAAACAAATTACATGTTAAAACTGGAACTGATGAGAATTTAAGAATTAGACAAGGAAGTGATTTATCAGGAGCTAATGGAATAATGATTCAATCAATTAATGATGCTGATAGCTCTTTAAGAGATCTAGTATTAAGGGCTAATAGTGTATTAATGAGTGGTGGTAATGTAGGAATAGGAACAACAAGTCCAAGTAGGAACTTACATGTCCATTCTACTGGTCAAACAGATATGCATTTGACCACCACAAATAGCGGTACTGCCAGCACAGATGGATTAACCTTGTCTATAGATGCTAGTTTA